ACAATGACCGAATGTAAGGACGCAATAAATCAAAATCAATTCTGTCCAGTGATTAGAATCAGCAAGAAAAAAGCAATGCGGCTCGTTCTGGACGAAGAAGCCGCTGGAGGTTGATCGGATGAGCACAATCAACGCAATGCGGCGCGTGAGACTTACAAACTTTGAGCATAAGACAAAGACGCTGCGGGTAGAAATTGGAAATCTTGTTCAGGTTATCTGCATCAATCTGGATTGCAGTTTGCATAAGCCGGAGGATCTCCCGATTGATATCGTGGATAACCAGTTCGACGAACTGAAATCAAAATGGGCTGAGCTCGTTTCCGCCACAGCAGAGATCAAGCGACTGGAAGAGGAGCTGAAGTAGTGAAAGGCAATCGAGTTTACCCTGAAGAGAATGGAGATCTGCTTTTTTCGCCAGGCGATTATGGAAAGAACCCGGCTGATAATAATTGGTATGCGATGACACCAGGGGAAAAACATCTTTTGGCAAATTTAGGAAATCATCAAGTCACAGAACACGAAGACGGGACGATCACAGTTTCACCGTCGATTAAGGTGTCCGGGCATAATGGAGAATGGCACGGCTTTCTTGAAAACGGAATCTGGAGAGAATGCTGATGGCTGAAAAAGGCGCGCGCATACAACTAGAGCCGGTGGCCCGGCAGATGTACATCGATAATAAGTCACTGACCTATATCGAGGAAGCGCTAGGTGTTTCGCGCCAGACCTTATCCGTGTGGAAGGGCCAGACAAAAAAACCGAACGAAGATCTCGACGAATGGGATAAGGCACGTGCCCGCAAAGCCAACTTCGGCCTGCGCATGGAAGCGCTCCTGGAACGCGAACTGACATTCGCCGAAGAACGCCAGCCCGGCGCGATTGACGGTGGTCTGATGGATAGTCTCACAAAACTCGGCTCACTGGTTGTTAAATTCAAACAGGCCGAAAGCAACGGTCTTTTTGTAAGCAAGGTTAATGCGGCAGCGGCGGAAGTCGCTAAAGCCGTCAAAAAAGGCGGTATGTCGGATGCTGATGCACTGGATATTCAGCAACGTATTTTAGGGATCGTATAAACGTGAATAAAGAAAACAATCAAAACGAATTTGATCAATCGCGCAGTTCAACCGGCATCCTTCTGCCTTATCAGCAGAGGTGGGTCGCCGATCAGGCGGATGTCAAGTTCATAGAAAAATCCCGGCGTGTCGGTATCTCCTGGGCAGAGGCGGCGGATGATACTCTTTACGCATCGCAGATAGGCACCGGCGAAAAGCGCAACGTCTGGTACATCGGATATACAAAAGACATGGCACTGGAATTTATCAACGACTGCGCCAACTGGGCACGCGCCTACAATATGGCCGTTTCATCCATTAATGAATATGAAGAACTGGACGAAGACGACCAGGGCATTGTTAAAGAACAGAAGATCCTTGCCTACAAAATCACCTTTGAATCCGGATGGCGCATTACCGCCTTATCCAGCCGCCCGACAAATCTGCGCGGCAAGCAGGGCCGGGTTGTAATAGACGAAGCGGCCTTCCATGACGATCTGCCTGGCCTGTTAAAAGCGGCGATGGCACTCTTGATGTGGGGTGGCCAGGTGCGCGTGATCTCCACGCACTTCGGCGACAGCAACGAATTCAACTCCGTTATCCAGGATATCCGCGCGGGCAAAAAACCTTACAGCCTCCATCGTGTGACATTCGATGAAGCCCTTGCGGACGGTCTTTATAAACGCATCTGCCAAGTTCTGAAGCGTGAATGGTCACCCGAAGCCGAAGCAACATGGCGGCAGAGTATCATTGATTCCTACGGCGAAGACGCGGACGAAGAATTGTTTTGCATTCCCAGCCAGGGCACTGGTGTTTTCCTTACCCGCGCCATTATCGAGAAATGCCTCAGTGCCGACATTCCGGTGATCCGTTACGAGCAACCGACATCCTTTGGCGCGCTTCCCGATCATATCCGTCATGCTGAGGTCAACGATTGGTGCGAGGAAATTCTAAAGCCTCTTCTTGTCGCCATCGATTCAAAACAAAATGCCGTCTTCGGCGAAGACTTCGCGCGAACCGGCGATTTGACCGTAATGAAATTCTGGCTGGAAACACAAATGGCCAACTGGCGCGAACTGTTTCAACTTGAGTTGCGCAACATGCCGTTCCAACAGCAGGAGCAGATTCTCTATTACATCTGCGACCGCCTGCCGCGCTTCCAGTTCGGCGCGCTCGATGCCAGGGGCAACGGCCAGTATCTGGCCGAACGCGCCATGCAGCGTTACGGCGAGGGACGCATCGCGCAGGTAATGATTACCGAGGCATGGTACCGCGAAAACATGCCCGCCTATAAAGCGGCCTTCGAGGATCAGACAATAATAATGGCCAGGGACGCCGATGTCATCGAAGACCACCGGGCTTTTAAAGTCATCAAGGGAGTCGCTAAACTTCCGGAGATCCGGCAGAAGGGCAAGGACAATAAAAAGCGTCACGGCGATTCCGGCATTGCCGGTGCAATGGCGTGGTTTGCCACAAGGCAGGAATGGAACGGCGGCCCGGTAGAATATGAAACGGTGGCCACACGGTCTTTTATGGGAAGTGATTCCGATGAACCAAACAATGGACGCGGATTTTACCAAAAAGGAGCGTTTTGAAAAATGCCCCACAATCGATTTGACGGTTTAAATGCCCCCATTGGGGCGGGAGTTTCATTGACACTGTTTATAAACATAACGTCGCGCGAAGCAAAGGCGAAATAATCATGCTGTACGACCAGTATAATCGAGAAATTAAATCAAATAAGCCGATTCTTGACGAAGTGGCGGTTCAAACCGTCCGGGATCGGTATGGTTCTTACCCCTCCCAGGGGCTAACTCCTCAGCGCCTGGCGACCATCTTCAAAGAGGCCGATCAGGGCGATGTTAACCGGCAGGCTGAACTGTTCATGGAAATGGAAGAAAAAGACCTGCACCTGGGCGGAGTGCTGCAAACCAGAAAGTTGGCCATAACCGGATTGGACTGGGAAATACTTCCGGCCTCCGAATCCGCCGAGGATAAGAAAATCGCCGAAGCCGCCATTGAAATGATCGAGTACATGGAAAATTTTGAAGACATGCTTCTCGATATGCTCGACGCCGTCGGCAAAGGCTTTTCCGTTCAGGAAATCATGTGGGATATGTCCGAAGGCCAGGTGTGGATTAAAGAGACGGAATGGGTCAACCAGATGCGCTTCACCTTCAACTCTGCCGCCGCTTTATTAAAGACTCCTAAACTGATTACCGATGCCGCGCCTGTATGGGGCGAAGATCTTCTGCCTAATAAATTCATTCTGCATAAATACAAGGCCAGATCAGGAGCCACACCGCGCGGCGGTATTCTGCGTCCGTGCGCTTACATGTACCTGTTCAAAAATTACGGCATCAAGGACTGGGTCATTTTTAATGAATTATTTGCCGTCCCGATGCGCGTGGGTAAATACAAACCCGGCGCGGGCGATAAAGAAAAAGACGCCCTGAAAAAAGCAGTCTTTAACCTGGGTGTCGATGCCGCAGCCGTTATCTCGGACAATTCGATTATAGAATTAGTCGAATCGGTGCGCCGTGGCGATGCTGGTGTATTATCGTCACTGCCTGATTTTTGCGACAAGGCCATGAGCAAGGGCGTGCTGGGGCACACCGGCAGCGCCGAGAGTACGCCCGGAAAGCTGGGCGGAGAAAACGCATCCGAGGCCGTGCGGCATGATCTGGTGGAATCCGATGCCAAAGCCAGCATGAAGACAATCAAAATTCAGATGCTCGCGCCCTGGGTTATGTTCAACTACGGCCCAGGCAAGGGCGTGCCCATATTCAAACTTCATTTTGAAGAGGGCGAAGATCTCGAAAAAATTGCCCGCACCTATGGCATCCTGGTTAAAGACGCGGGATTTACGGGGATTCCCGTGTCCCACATTCATGATCGCTTTAATATTCCCATGCCTGAAAAAGACGAAGAGACCCTGAAGGCGGTGCAGCCGTCGCTATCTCCGTTTGATTTTAATCCTAAACCCGACACGACCAACGTGGCGAATAAGCTAATGGTCAACTCCGCCGCTCCGCCCGACTGGCGCATCGCTTACATGGCCGCGATCAAGCCCTCTTTGCAAAACGCGCGGCTGGGCGCTCTTGATGAAATCGAATCCTATCTGCAAAAGCAGAGCACGCCGCCCACGCAGGCCGAATTCATCGCCTCCGTTCAAAGCATCCTGGGCGCGGCCCTCAGTGTGACAGACAGGCCAGTTATCAAAAAAGTTATTGAAAGCATATATACCACTTACCGTAGTCCGAACCCGGCTGCTGTGGCCGGGTTCGGTGGCCCGGATCTCCGCGCCATGAATTTTCTTTCTAAGGTGGATAATTTTTATATTTCCAAGTGGGTGCAGAATCCCGACGCGGTCGAAACGGTCAAATCTTTTTTAAGCGAACGCTACCTTCAGGACGGCGAGGCATTATTTCGCCGCGCCCTGCCGGAAAACTATCAGGCCTTCCGGGATCTCTTCGGCCAGAAACTTTCCGATCTGGAAGATTTTCAGGTGAGCAGAATCATCGATACATCAGTGACCAGGGCACAGAACTGGGCGGCGACGGCGCAACTGCATGAAGCCGGGATCACCGAACTGGAAATTTACGAGCCGACGCAGGAATGCGAGTTTTGCCAGTCAATGAACGGTAAAGTTATCAGCGTACCCACGGCATACAATACCATGACTCGCCAGGCGGGCATGACACCGGATGAATACTCAGCCGAAATGAAAACTATCACGCCCGCAGTAGGCAATGCCGAAGCTCTTGTGGCTAGAGGTGTGCTGCCGCCGTATCATCCGCATTGCCACGGCATCGTGATTAAGAGGGTTAGATGATTAGAAGGTTAGAGGATTAGCGCATGGAAATAAACATGACCATAAAGCCAGATCCCGGCAGGTTATTTAAAAACCTTAAAGACGATATGAAACCGGCTCGTCGGGCAGGCATGACCAACTGGCTGACAACGGTCGAAGCTCTGGCCGTAAAAGAAGCGCCGATGAAAACGAGCAACCTCAAGCGCACGCGCACAAGCAAAGTCAACGATGACGGAAGCCGTGGCACTCTGGCTTTTACCGCGCCGTACGCCGGTTATGTTCATGAAGGAACCGGACTTTACGGCCCGCACAAAACAAAGATCGTGCCGAAAAATAAGCAGGCTCTTTACTGGCCCGGCGCATCGCACCCGGTCAGATCAGTCAGAGGCATGAAAGGCCGTCCCTGGGTAAGAAAGGCCTCCGGTGAAGTCAATGGTGCCGTTCTTTACCGCGACGGCATGCAAAATTATTTAAATCATAAGGGGTACTAACATGAACCAATTACTGCAATTGATCTGCAAAAACTTAAACGGCGTTGTGCCGGAAGAGATCCAGGTGATTCCTTACGGCGTCAAAATTAATACACCCAAAGGGCCATTCACCTGCGATGAAGAAAGCGCCGCTGCCGTAATCGCAGACTTTGAAGCACATAAAAATCAAATGGTAATTGATTATGAGCATCAGACTTTGCAGGGGACGGAGGCTCCGGCAGCCGGATGGATCACCAAACTGATCGACAAGGGCAAAGAAGGAATATGGGCTGTTGTCAATTGGACTGATAGAGCCAAACAATACCTGATCAACAAAGAATACAAATATGTTTCGCCGGTTGTTGCACAAAGAAAACTGGATTTAAAAATCGTGCGCCTGATCAACGTGGCGCTTACCAATCAACCCAATATCGACGGCATGGTGCCGTTAGTTAATAAATTGGATTATCAAATACAAAATAACAAGAAGGAGGAACCAAAGATGAAGGATTTATTAAAGCTTCTCGGCCTGGCTGAGATAGCGACAGAGGCAGACGCTATTGTGGCTATAAACAAACTCATGGAGGCCGCCACCAAGAACGGCACCGTGATCGTGGCCAACAAGGGCGTGCTGACGGCGCTCGGTTTAGCCGAGACGGCAACTGAAGCCGAAGTGACCGGCACCATCATGGCGATGAAACAATCTCATGATCAGGTCGGCGCATTGGCTCAGACCGTTAAAGACCTGAAAGACAAACTGTCCCTGAAGGACGCAACCGAAGTCGTGGCCCTGGCCATGAAGGAAGGCAAAATCACGCCCGCGCAGAAGCCCTGGGCCGATGAGTACGCGAAAAACGATCTGGAAGGATTTAAGGTCTTCGTCGCCAAAGCGCCCGTGGTTGTCGTTATGGGAAAAGTTGTGAACGAAGACAAGCATGTCGACGGCGCGCTGGACGATACACAGATCGAGATCAACAAAATGATGGGCGTCGATCAGGAGACGTATAAGAAGTACGACAAGTAAAAGCGTGAAGAGTGAAAAGTAAAAAATAAAATTGTCATTCCCGCGAAGGCGGGAATCCAGAAGGAGGTTACAAATGTTACATTTAATCGGATTATTTATTGCAGTGATGTTTATTTTGCTGCTCACGTTTTTGACAGACCCGAACCGCAGAGGCACTTTCGGTCGGACATTGCTCAACCAGCGCGGCGCTTTAACCGCAGACAAAAAAACCGAATACAAAGAAGGCGTGGAAGTTCCCGTGCCGGTGGCAGCGGCCACAAAGATATTTGCCGGTGCATGGGCCTGCGTGAACGCGGCAGGTTTTCTTGTGCCCGGCGCGGATACAGCAGCCCTTATATTCCAGGGTATATCCCGTAAATATGTTGATAATTTGCTTGGCCTCGATGGCGCCGAAACCGGATTGGTATTACGGCGCGGACTGGTTAAAGCCACGCTCGGCCATGCCATCACTCAGGCCAACGTGGGCGATAATGTATTTTTAGTTGATGATGAGACCGTTGATCTCACCGCTTACACCACAAACGATATTTTCTGCGGCGTCATCGCCGAATATATTGATACCACTCATGCGTATATTGATATTGAACCGGCAATCAAACAGGCCGACGTGGCAACTCATATTGCCGATAGCTCTGCGGCACACGCTGCCTCAGCGGTATCTATCGCCGACGCGGGAAACTACACCGCGCAGACAACTGTGGAAGGCGCTCTGCAGGAAATCTATCCCAAAATCCCAGTGGCCATTACTGATCCCGGCGCATCGGGTGCAATCCCTGTAACCAAGTCCGGCACCGTTGCAATTACCACAACGGGCGCGGAAACACGCACCATCGCTATTCCCGGACTGGCAGGAATAGAAATCGCCATCAGTATGGATGTGGATGGAGGCGACTGCGTTATCACTGCCGCCGCCGCGATCAATCAAACGGGTAATAACACCATCACGCTCAATGACGCGGGCGACACCATAGTTCTCAAAGCCGTGAAAAAAGCGGGCGCTTTGGTATGGAGAGTTGTTGTCAACGACGGAGCAACATTAACCACAGTCTAACAACTTCTGTCATTGCCGGCTTGACCGGGCAATCCAGAAATTAAAAAAACGATAAGGAGGATTTTTCCCAATGATAGTCAATCAAGCGAATTTGCAGGCTATGTATAAATCGTTCAAAGTTATTTTCAACCAGGCGTTCGAGGGCGCGCCCAGCATGTGCGATTTAGTTGCTATGCGCTGTCCCTCTACATCCAAAGAGCAGGGCTATCCCTGGCTGGCGGATTTCCCCATGATGAAAGAGTGGATCGGCGATAGAGTTATCAAAGACTTATCGGCATTTGATTTCACGATCAAAAACAAATCGTATGAAGCCACCATCGGTGTAGATAGAGACGACATTGATGACGACAGTATCGGTTTGTATACGCCAATGATTCAAGGCCTTGCTCAGGCGGCCAAAGAACATCCCGACATTCTCGTGTTCGCGTTGTTAAAACAGGCCTTTACCACCAAGTGTTATGACAACCAGTATTTCTGCGATACCGATCACCCGTGGGGCCCGGACGGCGCTGTTGTCAGTAATAGCGGCGGCGGTGCTGGTGCACCGTGGTTCCTCATGGATCTGCGCAGGGCAATCAAACCCATCATTTTGCAGGTCAGGAAAACTCCGGAATTTGTTGCGATGGATAAAGTCGATAACGAACAGGTCTTTATGCGCAAGAAATATATGTACGGCGTAGACGACCGTAAAAACGTCGGCTTCGGTTTGTGGCAACTTGCCTATGGCAGCAAGCAGACTCTCGATGCCACCAGCTACGCAGCAGCCCGCGCGGCGATGATGTCATTTACACGGGAAGACGGCGTGACACCACTGGGTGTTATCCCGACGCATCTTGTGCACGGCCCGACACTGGAATCAGCAGCCAAGACGGCCATTGACGCGGCCAATCAGGCAGGCGGAGCCAGCAATATCTGGTACAACACGGTCAAGACCGTTAACGTTCCCTGGCTGGCTTAGAAAATAAATTGTCATTGCGAGACGCCGCTTCGGCGGCGTGGCAATCTAAAAACAAGAAAGGAGAATTACCGTGATTGTATCTGTGAGATCAATTTCAAAAACCTTCCACCGCGCCGGGAAAAAATTTACGGAAACGGCACAGGAAATCGAAGTGGATAAAAAAACCTACGATATCCTGAAGGCCGAGCCAATGCTGGTTGTCGAGGAAGTATCCGAAAAAAAGAAAAAAGACGAAAAGTAGACACGTTTGATTCCAGCTAGAAGCCCTCTCCCTGGAGAGGCGAGAGGGCTTTTGTGGTGAGATTGAAATGCAAAACGGAAGATTGAAACGAAGTAATTACTTGTAGGGGTATAAATCATGAGTTCAAAAGCGTTTAAGCGAAAACTATCAGGTTCAACGGACGGCAAGGCTATTAAGATCACTCAGACCGCAACGGCGGGAGACACTATCCATACAGCCGTAGCCGATACAACGGAAGGCACGTTCGATGAGGTATGGCTTTGGGCATACAATGGCCATACTGCGGATGTTGTATTGACTCTTGAATTCGGCGGAGCGTCTGTGCCCGATCAGAATATAGTGGTCACTATTCCATTTAAAGCGGGGCTAGTTCCCATCGTGCCGGGTTTGATTTTACAGAACGGAATGGTGGTTAAAGCCTTTGCCGGATCGGCGAATGTTATAACTATTTCTGGATTTGTGAACGCTATCACTGATTAAGGAATTATTATGTCTATTTATGCGTCTGGAGGCAATGAGACATTAGTGAACAGATGTTATTACCATGCCTTTCTTAGCACTGCAAACTTCGTAGTTATCTTGCCTATTCTTTGTGACATTCTTGTTGTTGGTGCGGGTGGCGGCGGCGGCGGACATGGCGGCGGCGGCGGCGGTCGACTCAATGCGGGAACAGTCGGTACTGGTGGCAATGGCGGTGGTGGCAATGGAGGCGTAGTTGGGACGGCTAATACTGGCGGCGGCGGTGGTGGAGCGATAGGCTCTGACGTGGGTTTTGCTGGCGGATCAGGAATAATAATTTTACGTTATGCAGTTAGTTGCTATCCCGTACAGTATAATATTAACAGTATGCTCAATCGTTTTAGATCAAGAGATTTGCCAGTAAGTTTAATTATCGAGGAGACTACTAGATAATGTCAATTCTTTTTGATGACATAATTTCCCTAAATTTCATCAATCTCGATGAAATGATGTGGGAAGATCCTGCAGATGAAGCACCTCCCGCGCCATTGGTCGGTGAAAGTGCTTTAGTCGGCGGAAATGTTTTGTGCGGTCAGGGATGTTTAATTAATTAGGAGCCAATATGCAACATCTTGGAAATTACACAGAAGACTATGCAACGCTCAATTTTAAATTTTCTACCCACAAAGCAGATGGGACGCCGATTGCATTAACTGACGGTGCGATATCAGTTTATAAAGCAAATAGCACAACGCAATCAACAGCGGGAATAACTTTAACGGCTGATTTTGACAGTGTTACAGGAATTAACAATGTTCTTATAGACCTTTCCGCAGACGCTTTCTACGCCGTAGGAAATGATTACTCTGTAGTTATAACGGCGGGAACAGTTGATGGCGTGAGTGTTGTCGGTACTGTTCTGGCTCATTTTTCAATAGAGAATAGATTTAATGAAATGACACTTGCTGACAAGACCGGATTCTCGTTATTAGCAACCGGAGCAGATTCAATTCTCAAGAGTTCCACCTTTATCCAGGCAATTGCTGCGGCTATTAAAGAGCTGGATACTTACGGCCTTGAAGCATTAAACGCTTTATTGACATCAACGGGAATCAAGGCCGCGTCTATTCCAGCGGCGACTCTTGCGGAAAATCAGCATGTGATTGTTGATAGCGGAACGGTGACCACTCTGACGAACGCGCCGACAGACATGGCGCTCAATTCCACAGTTGCCAAAGAAGCGACAGCGGCGAAGGATGCCACGGTTATGAAAGCCGCATCTTATACCGCGCCGCCCACAGTTGAACAGATTCAAAGCGGTTTGGCCACAACGCAGAATGTTGCCAATGCTGTGACGCTTATCGAAGCGGCAATCACAGCTGCGGTACCAGATGTGCCGACAGACGACGAGAACGCTGCCGCCGTATGGGCGTATGCCAGCAGGACGATCACAAGCGCGCCCGTTATACTACCCGTCATACAGGGGCAAGTCTATACGGCAACGGCGATACAGGGCGCGGAGGTTGTTATTGTCCAGGGCGACACGCCGACTATCACCTTTGATTTTGACGATGACTATACCGGATGGACGCCTTATTTCGGGGCCAAAGCGGCGCTGGCCGATACTGTTTATGCAATCGATCCAAAAGCAGGGACGTGGATAGATGATGCGTTAGGCCAGGGCACGGTTGTTCTGACGGCGGCGGAGACGGCCACAGTCGGAAAGTATTATGCAGAAATCGAATTGCGCAACGGAACTCAATGCCTCACGGCGATGAAGTTCACGCTCAAGATTATCGGCGAAGTTATTAAAGCAAGTGAATAGTGAAAGGTGAATGGTGAAATGTACACGACACAGGCAGACATAATTAAAGCGATATCCGAAGAAATCGTCAAGCAGTTAACCGATGACGATAATCTCGGCGTCATCAATGAAGATAACGTGACAAAGGCGATCGCGCGCGCGGACGCGGAAATTGACGGCTACTGTGCTGTAAAGTACGCAGTTCCGTTTACAACGGTGCCTCCTGTCGTCGCCGGGCTTTCCCTGGATATGTCGATTTATTATCTCTACAAACGGCGCACCATGAATGATGACGTACAAAAAACTTATGACAATGCGGTTGCCCGGCTCAAGGATATAGCAAAAGGGCTTCTTTCCCTGGGCGTTGATCCGCCTCCGGCTCCTGCATCATCGGAAGGCGCGGAATCTAATAAGTCGGTAAGCGATCGCATTTTCACACGCGACACTATGAAGGGATTCTAGTGAACCTGTGGATCACGCAAGTGATCCCAAAGCGAACTATCCCCGCAGCGAAGCGGATGGGGATGAGGACTTAAGGAGAAAAAAGTTGCTGACATTAATTGAAGATAAAATTGTTGCGAGATTGAATGCGAAGCTAACCGGCGTCGTAAAGGTGGCTATCGACGAAGCGCACAGCAAGCTGGCGCTCAATCTGCCTATCGTTGAGGTGCTTGTAGGCGGCGGCACTTTTTCGCGCATCGCGCAGACGTTTAAAATATCGCTTCAGGTGTTTGTGATCCTCACGTTCCAAAATCTCCGCAGTGTCGAAGACCGCCGCAAAGGCGTCTACCCGATACTGGAGAGCATTCTGGCCCTGCTCATCAATAACAAATTCGGATTGAAAATAGACGCTCTCGCGCCGAAGCGCCTGGATAACATCACTGAGGAGAAAGAAGCCAAAGAGGGCAAGCTCGTTTTTCAAATTGAATTTGAAACCGGCTTTGTTTTAACTGCGATCAGCGATGAGGCCATCGAGGATCTGCTGACAATCGGCCTGAATTATTATTTGCAGGAACCGGCAGACGATAACGTTGCCGACGCAAGCGATGAGGTAACTCTATCGCAGGTTTAAGTAATTAAGTTTTAAGATTTAAGTTTGTCATTCCCGCGCAGGCGGGAATCCAGAAAATAAGGAGGTACCACCATGTTCGTTCAAGCAGCGCCGGGCACCAAATGCCCGAAAGAAGGAAAGCCGAGGGAATATATCTGTCGTGAGCCGGTGGAAATGCCTGACAGCGCGTATTACCGCCGCCTGGTTACCGATGGATCGCTTATTGTTGTCAAAAGCTCTGGCCCTCAAAAGGACACAGGGGAAAATGTTAATCAGGTTACAGCCGCTGATATTCCTGAAGCGGAAATTCTTTCTCCAGAGCCGAAAACCAAAAAAAAAATAGTAAAAAAGGGAGGTAAATAATGGATACCAATAAAATTAAATTCGATAATATTCCCAGCGGCATCCGCAAGCCGGGGAAATATCTTGAATTCAACACTAAGCTGGCCGTGCGGACTCTGCCTGCCAATGCACAGAAAATGCTCATCATCGCCCAACGGCTGGCAGCAGGCACGGTTGACGAATGTGTCCCGACGCAGGTCTTTTCCGATGCTGAAGCCGCCGCATATTTCGGTGAAGGCTCCATTGCGCATCTGATGGTGCGCGCCGCGATCAAAGCAAATCCTTATCTGGATTTGTCCGTCTGCGCTCCTGCAGAAACAATGTCAGATGCTGTCGCCCGCGTGCATACGTTATTGATCGGCGGCCCGGCAACCGGCAGCGGTAATTTTACATTGTCGATCGACAGCGACGATTATGAAGTTGCGGTATCCAATGAAGAGACCGCTGCGGACATTGCTACCGCCCTGAAAGCGGCACTCGATAATGATACCGGTCTGGCATGGACGGTCACCAAAGATACTGCCACGTTGACTTTTACCGCCAAAACAGCAGGCGCAGCGGCCAATGCGGTTATCTTTGACAAAACAATTACGGCTACCGGCGTCACGGGTACATTTACCGCTACACAGGCGGGCGTCGATCCGGCGTCAACTTGCGTTCCCCGTGTGCATGCACTGGCATTGAGCGGCCCGGCCACCGGCAGCGGTGTCTTATCGCTGTATGTCGGCAACGTCCGTTATCAGATCGGGATTACATCTTCCGATACGGCAACGGCGATTGGCACGGCACTAAAAGCGTTACTAGATAATGATCCTGCCCTTCCCTTTGACGTTAATCATACGACCGGCACATTGACCTTCACCGCCAAGAATGGTGGCACTGTACCTAACCAGATCGATTTCGCGGTAGAAATTACGGCCACTGGCGTCGCGGGGACATTTTCGGTAACAACGGCAGGATCGATCGATCCGCCGATTGCCACGGCATTGGCCGCAGTATCCGGCGAACAATATGACATTATCGCCAGCCCGTATTTTGATGCCACATCCTATGCGGCTCTTAAAACCCATTTGGATCTGGTTTCCGGCCCGATGGAGCAGCGTCCGGGAGTCTGCATCATCGCCGATGACGACGCGCTGGGTACAGTAACCACGCTGACCAGCACAATCAACTCAGGGCGTATTCTTTGCGCGTATCTGCGAGGTACAAAATCACCGGCATATGAAATTGCCGCCGCTTTCGGCGCGGTCATGGCATGGGAAGAAGATCCGGCCAGACCACTCAACACTTTGGCCTTGACCGGAATCGCCGCGCCGCCAATCGCTTCCCGCCTGTCCCGGACAGAACAGGAATCGTGCCTGGCCAACGGGGCAACTCCTCTGGAAGTTGGCCCCGGTGAAGTAGTCCAGATTGTTCGCGCCATCAGCACCTATGTCCACGATGCCCAGGGCATTGATGATGTATCGCTTTTGGATATCACGACAATCCGCACGCTGGATTATGTGCGCAAGGCCATCCGCACCCGCATTGCGCTGCGCTTCCCGCGCGAAAAATTGTCGAGCAAAACGCCTGAGGCAGTGCGCGATCAGATCATGGACGTGCTCTATCAGCTTGAGGATCTCGAAATTGTGGAAGAGGTCGAGGCTAATGCGGACGGCGTGATTGTTGAACGCGATGATACGGATGCCAACCGGCTCAACGCGAAGATCCCCTGCGACGTAGTCAACGGCCTGCATGTGTTCGCTGGCCGGATAGATCTGCTGCTTTAAAATAAAATTGTCATTGCGAGGCGCGCCTCGCGCGCCGTGGCAATCTAAAACTGGAGGTAAATAAAATGTCAGAAGAATATATCAATCAAATATTGCTGGAAGTCAACGGCAAGAGCATTACCGATTTTAAATCGGTAACTGAAGGCGAACGCGAGTTGTATAACGCCGTGAAGTTAATGAACAGCACGGGCCATTCCAAAAAACTGGAACGTCCTACTGTTAAAGTGGATTATGCTATTCCATCTGATACACCGGAATTTGATTTCACCACGGTCAAGGGCGGCACGCTGACCATCGATCGGCAAAACGGCACGAGAATTAAATACACCGGTGTTTATGCGACGAAGATCGGCGAAGCCAAGTATGATCCCGACTCTGAGTGTGTCGTTAAAACTATCGACTTCTCCGCGAAAAAAAGAACAGAGACATAATACCCGTGAAGAGTGAAGTGTGAGACGTGAATAATCGTTTCACCCTTTACCTTCCACAATTTATAAGCGACTGAAAGGAGCTGCACATGTTGACAGAAAAAAGTGTCCTGCCGATCGGCGTGGAGCACAACGGCGTGACGCATAAAGATTTTGAAATCCGAGAACAGATCGTCGCCGATACTATTAACGTCTTTGATAACCCGGAACGGGCCGCAAAGGCTGAAAAAAACATTAGATATGCTGAACTTTGTATTACGGCAAATATGCTCCTCAGCCTCGGTACAATCCCGAAGGAAGAGATTACGGGCGATTTGTTAATGGGTATGCATCAGGCGGATCAGAACGAGATAACGGCAGCGGAAGTGAGGTTGGCTATCAAGCGCACTTCCTTTCGCGAAGAAAAAAAAGAATAGCCGTCAGTTAATTGTGATGCTGTTAAAAATCGGCTTCACGCATCAAGAGGCGCTGGCCATGCCGGAAGGCGAAGCCATTGAATATCTGGATGCATACACAACGCTGAAGAACCCGAAAGCAAAAGGCACGGGGAAAAAGTATGTGGTTAAAAAGACAAAGTAAAAGGTACAGATCCCCATCCGCTTCGCTGCGGGGATAATTCGCACAGCAAATTGTATTTCGCTGCGCTCATAAAATTTGGTGCTCATTATGCCGGACATGAAAGTATTATTAGAGCTAATCGCCAAGTCGGAGAAATTCCAGCAGGGATTTCAGCAAGGCGAACGCGCGCTTGGCAGTTTCCGCACTCATGTCAGTAATACCATGCAGAAAGTGCAGCAGCTTACCGCCAACGTGGGCGTCTTAGGCCAGGCGGCAACGGCGCTTTCCACCGGTCTTGTTTTAAAAAAACTTTTTTCCGTTGCCGATTATATGCCCATTGACGACGCACTCCTGCGCATGCGTGTCAATCTCAAGGCCAGCGGAGCGGAGATGGATGCCTTTAAAAAGAAGGTTGCCTCCCTTTCCGGAGAGATCGGCGAAAATACCGGTGACACCTTCCAGGGCGCATATAAACTTTCTTTCATGTACAAACCGGACGATATCATGCAGATCATGCGCGTAACGGATAAAACCGCTGACGCGATGAAAGCGCCCTTTGATGTCGTACAGGATCGTATTGTCCAGATCATGAAGTTATACAGGCTCACCGCGAAGGAAGCGGCAAGCGTTGGCGAAGCCCTGGTCGCTTCGCGTGTCGATGTGGAATCACTGGATACCGTCATGCAGCGGCTGGTATTGCGCGGCGGTTCCAAAAAAGAATATACACAAACGCTCGGCATGCTGCGCGGCCTGGGCATGGCGGGCATGAGTAATCCGCGCGTCATTATGCAGCTCAACGAAACGCTGGGCGCGATTCAGGACAAAGCCGATATCCTCGAAGCGAGCGGCATCAAGGTGCGCAAAATCAACGCTGACGGAACAACGGAGTGGCGCGATCAACTTGAAGTCTTGAAAGATCTCGAATCCTATCTGGCCAAATGGCGCAAGCAGGTACCTATCAAGGTCTTTGATGAAAAACTCGACCAGGTCTTCGGCCCGAATTCCCGCATGCGGCTCGATTTTATTTTCAGCCAAAAAGAGAACTTCAAAAAAGGCATGGAGGAAATGGGCAATGCCGCGCAGATCGCCGCCGAGCGCTCTGCAGCGGCAGAGGCAACATGGGAAAAACAATTAAACAAAATCAAGGGCCATCTCGGCAGTATAAAAACCGATTTCAGTTTCATATACGATCTGGCTAAAAAGCCGGTCAAGTTTATGGCGGATTCGCCCAACGCAACCAAAGCGGCGGGCTATGCGGCGGCGGGCGCATCCGCTGCCGTGCTCGGATACCTGGCTTATACAAAGGGTAGAGACATTTTCACCGGCGCTGGGAAAATCAAAGACGTTTTGACATCCGGCCCCTTCGGAAAAATGACCGGCCCTATCCCTGTTTATGTCGTGAATAAGCGCATGTCTTTGATTGACATGCCAGGCGGCGTTAAAGATCCCAATACCGGAGTCCCCGTTCCCGGTGGTAGTAAGATGGGCAAATTTGCCCGTGGTCTTGGTAATGTATTTGCGGTCACTGGTGCCGGGTTTGCAGGATACGAAGTTGGCGGCCTGCTCAACGAGGGCATGGGCTGGGCCTCCGGCAAATTAACCGGTGGCAAACACAAGGGTGAAGGCTGGCTGGGCGACATGCTCTATGACTTTTTACATAAGGCGGAACGCCCGCAGGTTAAGAACGATATAAAACTGAACATCAGCATTGACAAGGACGGGCGTATCATTGCCGACTCCGGGAATCATGGTACCGACATAAGCGTTGCTTTAAACCGTGGTGCATTCTTTGCTCTATAGAGGATAAAACATGGCAGTAGATTTCGATCAATCAATGCTGGATCTCGATGAAGGACGTCTTTCCGGTATTGTCCTTCAGATGGAGACCATCGAGGATAATTTCGAGAAAGCGATCGCCCGCTACGATTATCCATATGCGGACGGCGTGGATCTGGAAGATATGGGCCAAAAAGCCCACACAATCCGCGTGCGCTGTTATTTTTGGGACGACGCCGAACAGCAAACCTATGCCAAACACGTCACGCTTTTAGATATCCTCGCGGACAAAAACCTGCTTGATTTTGTACACCCTAAATACGGCCTGCTCAAAGGCAAGATAGAATCCATCGTGGTTTTGCATGACGACAGCATCCGCAAAGCGACTGTTGATATATCGTTCGTCGAACAGATGCGCGGATCTCTTAATATCGCACCCTCGCAGAGCGTTCTCTCGGCCACGGAGGAGGCCTATACTGAAGGGCAGATTCAACAGACTGATATTTTGTCCGCCGATATCAGAAACGCCATCCCGACCGCAGATGCAGGCGCTGTCACAGATAGTCTTGACGCCGCTACAGGCATCCTGACGCAGATGCAGGGCTATTCCGGTGTGACCCGTGATTTTGTTGCTCAGGCGGAAAAAAATATCTCGGCAGCCGAGGCCGTCGTCAACACAGTGGAAAGCCCGGTCAATTCATTGCAGGCGACAATCACGTACAGCCTGACGCTTCCCGGAAGAATATTGGGCGATCTCTCCGGCGCGGTCGAAAAAGTAGCGCGCCTTAACGATTCACTCTGGAATTATCCCAGTCAGTTTATATCAAAACTGAACATCGCTTTTGATGATCTTCAAAATTCGTTTGATGATCTCGCGGATGGCGCGGCAACTGCAGGCGGTCAATCGGCAGCAGCAATCATGTCCACACACCTTAAAATAGCCTCTGCTCAACGATTGGCGCTGGAGGCTGCGGCTATCTATGCGGACGATGAACAGGCCTTTAAGGATAACGACACCGATTTTCAGGCAATGAATATTAACGAGTTGGAATCCACACTGGCCATTGTCCGGGCACGAATCGAAGCGGCGATTGAAACAGCCCGCGATATGGACACGCTTAAAATAATGGCGGCGGCGCTGCTTACGCAGGTGAATTCCGTACGGCTGGAGCGCGAAAAAATGATTGCTGTGACGCTGGATAATCCTATGCCGCTGCATCTTGTCTGCCTGCGCTACGGCCTGCCTTATACTGATGCCGAGCGTCTTGTTAATGTCAATAATATTCCGCAACCGAATTTTACATCAGGAGAGATAAAGGTTTATGCCTGAAAAAGTTGAATTGAAAATTGGTGGAATTAAAATAGAGCACTTCTTAAAGTACACAATCAGTGCTGATTTGTATACGCCCGCCGACGCTTTTCATCTGGACATGGCTAAACCCGAAACGGAAATTATAAAGGGTTCGCAATGCGAAGTATGGATAAACGGAAATTTAGAACTGACCGGCATAATAGATAAGGTGCATCGTAAGGTTACTAAAAGCAGTGAATCCCTTGTTGTGGAGGGCCGTGATTATATGGGCTTGCTGATTGATTCCTTCTGCGAGCCGCCCTGGAAAACAGTGACCGGCATGAAACTCAAAGCCCTGGCGGAACTGCTCCTGGCTAAAACTCCTTTTATTAATCGCAAAACAATCGTCTACCAGGAAAACGTTGTCGGCAAACTGAAGGGTAAAAACACATCGGCATCGAGCGGATTTCTTTCCGGTCTCGATACAGCGCAAAAAATCGGCCAGATAGAAGCGGGCATGACGATATTCGAAGTCTTGAAAAACTACTCACTGAGCCGTGGAATGCTGTTTTACTGTCTGCCGGACGGCACGCTTGTCTTCGGTAGGCCGCTGGCGAAAGGCGCAGCGGAATATACATTGCAATTATTAAAGAGCGGCAAAGGAAACAACGTCATCGAATCCGAAGTGGAGGAAGATATTTCCCGCTGCTATTCTAAATATACCGTTGTCGGCCAACAGCAGGGCGCACCGACGATTGCTAATCCGAGCGGCATCAATACCAACAATAAAGGGACTCCATGTCTCGATGAAGAAATGCCCTTCTATAAGCCTTTTGTTGCCTGTGACAATAACGATAATGTCAGCCCAGCCATGCGCGCCAAAATCATCATGGAGAAACACCGGCGCGAGGGCACTCATCTTGTTTATACTGTCGGCAGGCACAGCCAAAACGGCAAGAACTGGGCAATCAATAAGATGTGCCACATTAAAGACGAAAAGCAGAGTCTGAATGGTGTTAAAGGGATTGATGCTGATTATCTCATCTATGGCCGAACATTCACGATGACAAAAGAGGAAGGCCCGCGAACAATACTGAAGCTCGGCCTGCCGGGAGTGGTCGCATGAAGATGATCAGAGGCATTGTGATTTCAGTTGCCGAGGGCTTAATCAAACTCTTTTCCGCATCCGGACGAACGGACGAATCGTTTGAAGAACGGGAATATTTTCAACACTACGGTTTCACGTCCCGGCCCAAAGAGGGCGCGGAAATTATCATTATCCGCGAAGGCAACCATATCATCGCCATTGCCTCTGATGATCGCCGGTACCGCATAGCGCTCGAAGACGGCGAAGTCGCGCTTTATACCGATGAAGGCGACAAAATACATTTGAAGCGGGATAGAAAAATAGAAATACTGAGCGGCGCGGAAGTCAAAGTGGATAGCCCCGCAATTATTTTAGGCGGCGGCACAACACGCTATTTGATTGATGAACGGCTGGTAACGTGGTTGCTGGCGCATACACACAACGGCGGTTCAGCGCCGGATCAGCCGCTGGTCATCGCAAACGTAGGCACATCAATAACCAAGGCAGGTTAGAGTTTCTTATGCCAGATATTAGGTAGTGGAGTAAGGAGGTATTATGGAAGTTTTATGGTGTGGTTCAGAAGATATACATTTTTTAACATTTACTGGCTGTGACGTTACAACGGGCTCATCATATTTCCGGTCGTCTTATAGTCGGTGTGCTATTAATATTATAAGCGAATCTGCTGCCGCCAAATCCACTACTTTCCCTGGTGGGGCTATTACTTCGGGGTGGTTAACATTTCAGGCACAATGTGATGCTTGGCAACCTAATAGTAGGCCCTGTGGTTTTGGACAATCATCAACCGCAAAAAGTGGATTATTTGTCGGAACATCCTCATCCTCTGGTTCAAAAGTGGCCTTGATAAAATATGACGGTACAACCGCCACTATATTAGCTTCTGAATTAGGTAATTCATTGGTTGGCGTCAGTAAATATAAGATTGATTTGGAAGTCATTAATTACGGGGCTACGGCAACTGTCAATGTTTATGTAAACCAAAATCTTGTCATTACCTATACGGGTAATGTTGCTGTTTCTGGTGTTACAAACTTAGATAGTGTGTTTTTAAGCACCAGAGCCGGTTCTGATGTTAGAGTAAGTGAAATTATTGTTGCCGATGAAGACACTAGAACCATGTCATTGCGTACAAGATATCCCACTGCAGACGGCACAACGCACGATATGACGGGCGTATATACAGATGTTAACGACATTACAATTAGTGACGCTAGCGTAAACTACACCAATACCGCAGATAAAGACCAACAGTATGAAATATCGGATTTACCAGCGGGAACCTTTGCCGTCTTGGCAACAAAAATTGCGGTGCGGGCGTGTAAATCAGAGGACGCCTCAATCGATAAAATAAAACTTGGATATTTATCGGACGGTAATGTAGCGGTCGGATCGGCTAAATCGCTTACTACTTCGATGGCGACGTACGAAGATCTTTTCGCGACTAATCCGGTTTCATTATCGGCATGGTTGCAATCGGAACAAAACGCACTACAGGTTAACGTGAGGTCATCGGCATAAATGGGAACTGGTATTAATTTTTCAAAAGTTGTCGAATGTGTCGTATTGACAGTGCCGCAAGGCGTCAGCATATCCAAAGTTGTTGAATGTGTCGTATTAGATACGGTATGGCTTGTGTCAATTGCAGTTACTCCCGTCGACAAAATTTTGAAAGCCGGGGAAACCCAACAATACACGGCAATCGGCACATATAGAGATGATACATCTAAAGATATTACGTCCTCATGTACCTTTTCTTCTTCAAATACGGATGTGGCAACCATTACTAACGGTGGTCTGGCCACAGGCGTGGATGAGGGCGAAGTCACAATAACAGCGACCTGCGGAAGCATCTCAGGCGATACCACGCTTGATGTTATTATTCTGGCCGCTATTGATATTGCGCCCGCCGACAAAATTATGATCGCCGGAGAAACTCAACAATACACGGCAACCGGCATATACAGCAACAATTCGACTGATGATTTCACGACTTTGTGCACCTTTTCTTCCTCTGATACGGATGTGGCAACCATTACTAGTGGCGGTCTGGCCACGGGAGTAAACGGCGGGAATATTACAATAACGGCAACCTATGAAAGCTTCGAAAAAAATGCCAATCTAACTATCCTGGAAAAACCCACAGTAACAATAAGTGTGCCTACTGATATCACCTTAAACAGTTTCATGGCGCATGGGGAGATTATTGATGCAGGCAGCTCTGTCATTACACGCAGGGGTTTCTGCTATCTCGAAGGAGATATGGGCGATCCTACTATTGCCGACATGGCAATATATGCGGATGGTAATTTTAGCACCGGCGTTTTTACCCAGTTTATAACGGCTCTAAAAATCAATCAAAAGTACAGACTCCGTGCATTTGCAATATCTGTAGCAGGCATTGGATATTCAGACACGCTGGATGTTAGAACAGCATCCATTCCGGCAAGCGAGTATGCCGGTATTGATTTCGGCATTACTATTGATAATCAAAGCGGCATCGGCCAGATGTCCTTTATTGCAGCCACCACGATTATGAATAATATTTATTTGTCGTTGATGGTTAAACGAGGCTCATTCTTTGCCGATCCGTCTTTTGGCTCGCGTCTACATTTGCTCCAACGGGCCAAAAACACGGACACGACCATGCGGCTGGCCATTGATTACTGCAAGGAGGCCCTGCAATGGATGATCGATACCGGCAAGGCCACCGCTGTGGATGTATATGCCCAGCGCGACAGGCAGGAATACAACCGGCTTAAGTTATTGATCGAAGTCACACCCTATTCCGGTGCACAGCCGGTTTCCTTTACGACATTTATCGAGGTGATCTGATATGAACTTTCAAAAAGATTTTGATACATTATTCGCCGCCATGCTCACCGACTGGCAAAATCAATTTCCTAACGCCGATCTTTCTAAAGGCAGTCTGATTTATATGAAATCGGCGTGCCTGGCCAGCGCACTCTGGGGCCTCTATAAGTATCAGGATTGGATTAAACGTCAGATGTTCCCGGATACGGCTGATACGCCCTATCTTGAACATCACGGCTGGACATATGACATTAACCGGAAAACCGGCGAATCGGATTCCGCCCTGCTGGCGCGCATTTTGGATTATATACGCCGTCCACCTGCAGGCGGAAATAAGTATGATTATATAAGATGGGCCAAGGAAGTCGATAATGTCGCTAATGCCTGGTGTATACCACTAGCCGATGGTCTCGGCACTGTTACTGTTATTATCCTTGCCAATACCGACACAACCGGAAATGAAATAGCCAGCACATCGGCGCGGATCGGCGTTACAACATCGGCATCCTCCGGCAAATTGATTGATACCGGTGCCACCTTTACTACAGAACACGCAGCGGCAGCAGGCGATATCGTGGAAAATCCACTACGCCAGACGCGGACTACAGTTGTCACTGTGGATAGCGCATCTGAAATTACCTTGCAGGCCGATATTTTTAAGTATGAGGGCGAACCTTACATCATCCACTCGCATACCGGCGTTAATACCACGGCTACCGCATATAAATTGATCGACAGCGCCGGTGCATTTACCGACACGACATATACTGTTCGAGAAGGCGACATCGCTGAAAATATCACTGAAAGCACGCAGGCTCTTGTTGTCAGCGTGGATAGCGCAATACAGATAACGCTGGATACGGATATATTTGTCTCTACCGGCAAAACATATGTAATTCGCGGCCTGCTCGGCGAGGTCAAAAAATATATCGATCCGCTTCGCCCTGTGACGGCATCCCAGGTATCTGTGATTAATCCCACGGTGATCAGTCAAGCTGTGACTCTTTCTGTAACTGGTACAAATCTCGATAACACTGCCCTGGCCGACGAAATAACGGCATTTCTGAACAGTATGATACCCGGCCAGATCCTCTATAAAACACGACTGGTGCAAATTGTAATGGATGCAGGCGCGGATAACGTTACGATAAGCGTCCCGTCGACCGACGTGGTACCGTCAGCATCGGAGATGCTTCGTGCAGGGACAATAACGATAAGTTGATAGATAAAAAAATGAAACATGCAGACATTTTAAAATTATTATTTCCACTGGAATTAGGCGGCGTATTCGTTCCTGATATTGCTATGGAGGGGAAACAACTCGACGATACGAAAACAAGCGCGGAACAATTATTAAGCGAAATGTATCCTCAATCTGCGGATGTAACCATAGCAGATTGGGAGCGTATTTGCGGCATAACGCCATCCGGCAGCGATACCCTTCAGACCAGGCAGGCGCGGATACTGGCTAAATTTCGCACACACGGCGGATTGTCTCTACCCTTTTTCGCATCGTTGGCCACCACAATGGGATACACCGTCACGATAGAGGAATTGCTGGCCAATACTGATAATTACGGCGCAGAAGGCATTTTCCGTTGGCGCATTACGATGTCAGGAGGCAGTGCGCCGGTATATTTTCGCGCCGGTCAATCATGCGCCGGTGACTCCCTCGTTACAGGAGATGTGGTCAATTCGCTCGAAGCTATTTTTACCGATATTAAACCAGCGCATACACAGGTAATTTTTGTCTATATTTAAGGAGGTACCATGAAAACAGTATATCAGGATTCTACAACGCCAGGGACTGTCGTTACGGCGGAAGCGTTAAATGCATTGCAAAATCACCGGCATGATGGCCTCGATCAGGACGGTTCTTGCCCGATAGATTACGCCATAGCCACCGGAAGTAATAATAATTATGTCTTAACGCTTACACCAGCTCTGGATGCATATATTAACGGCCTGCCTTTTTATTTCAAGGCTAATCATACCAGCACCGGCCCGGCGACACTTAACATTAGTGGGCTAGGGGCTAAAACGTTAAAAAAGAATTTCAATCAGGATATTGCTGCTGATGATATTCAGAGCGGCCAGATAATAATGGGTGTCTATGATGGCACCTATATTCAAATATTTCTGATGAAAAACAGTTATTTTTATGGATCGGATACCGGTGCAGCCAATGCTTATGCTGTCTCGTATGCGCCTCCATTAACAGCGCATGTCGTTGGTGTGCCTCTGCGATTTAAAGCCGCGCATGGCAATACCGGCGCGTCGACAGTGGCCATTAATGCCCTATCGGCGGTATCTATTAGACGTCTGGATGGGACTCAATTGCTGGAAGGCGATATCCCCGCAGGCAGCATGATCACTGTTATCTATGATGGAACGTATTATCAATTGCAGGCCGCAACAACAAATAACGTGTCTTCGTTCCCTAACTTGTTGGCCACAAATGGTTATCAAAAATTGCCGGGAGGTTTAATATTACAATGGGGGCAATATGCGTCCGTCATGGCCCCATCCAAAATTTCGGTCACGTTTCCCCTTGCGTTTCCAACTGCCTGTTTGAATGTGACGGCCACTACAATAGACCACCCAACAATAGAGACAGATATGTATGCGATAATTAGTTCTTTTACAAAAACGGAAGCTCTGATTTGGGCTTGGGGAATTAACTCAAGCGATAGAGCAAATGGTATTTACTGGTTCGCTATTGGATATTAAAAGAAAGGCGGACAGTAATTCAGGGAGTTGGCGCTCCCAAAACCATGCGATTCCACCGCAAGACGGGATAACCCGCTACCATCCACCAGACAGAAGAAAGTGGTTATATAGCAGGGCGCATCCCATTAATCAATGGAGGATCGCATGAAAAGCTTTTTATCATATTTGGGCGGGAAATCGTTACTGACCGGGAAAATAATCCCGTTAATCCCTAAGCACACTTGTTATTGCGAAGTATTCGCCGGAGCCGCCTGGATGCTCTTTAAAAAGCCGGAATCGGAAGTTGAGATTATCAATGATATTAATACCGATCTGGTCACCCTGTACCGGGTAGTAAAACACCATTTGGAAGCCTTTATTCAATATCTCAAATGGATATTGATTTCCCGCGATGAATTCAAGCGCTTTATGATCGAAGAGCCGGAGTCACTGACGGATATTCAGCGGGCCGTCCGTTTTTATTACCTCCTGCGAAATAGTTATGGCGCAAAGGTCGCTAAACAGAGTTTCAATATCAATACTACCCGGCCTTCCGGATTCAACCTCCTGAGGATAGGAGAGGAGTTGTCGGAAGTACACTATAGATTATCGCGTGTTTACATAGAAAACCGGCCCTACAATAAGATTATAGAGCGATATGACAAGCCGCATACATTCTTTTATCTTGACCCTCCTTATTATGGTTGTGAAGGTGATTACGGCCCCGGAATATTTAGCCGGGAAGATTTCAGGCTTCTTCGCGACATTCTGGAGAAGGTTAAAGGAAGGTTTATTTTATCGATAAATGACGTGCCGGAGATCCGGACGCTGTTCAAGGGCTTTAAAATCGAGATAGTCAGCACAAAATACACGGCGGGTGGAGCAAACCGGTCAAAGAAGGTAAATGAACTGCTGATCAGGAACTATTAAAGGGGCAAAAAGCCGATCGGCGGCGGGGATAATCAAATAAAACTTGATACAATCAAATGAATTTAGGAAGTGATTTATCGCGCGTTTTGCTTTGCCGCTATCTCGCCCCGCCACATGAACTATCCCCGAAGTGAAACGAAGTGGGATTAATGACACCACTATCAGAAACATAGTGCACGAAAAATCAAGGCTCATTAAAGCGCAAGCGGAATTATCCTAGGAGCGTAGCGACGAGGGGAGTAAAAGCCCCCTTACC